AGGGTCCTGTTATGAAGGATGTGCACAATGGTGCAAGGTCACGTTCAAAACATCGAACACAGACTGGTGCGCACACAATCGACTATTTGGGTCAGTACAAGTCGAGTGAGCGTGTCAAAGCTGAACTCAGACGGTTCGGCAACAAGGAAGGAGTCGTAATCGATGGACGGAACTACGCCGCCCTACGTGAACGGTTCGGGCTCGTCCCAGAACGGGACAACAAGTCAGAATGGTCAGCAAGTGCCCTCGCGACAACCATGGGGCGTTATGCCGATACCATTCCTTCCGCCCTCTTCGAGCGAGTCGCCGCAATGGAGAGAAAGAACACCGAGCAATCGCTCAGAGCCGAACAGAATTCTGACCCCGAGGGAACGCAACCGAGAGGGAGCGATCCCAGCACCGATGGAGCCCTCGATACCTCCAACGGTGATGGACCCGAATACGCAATGGCTGTACGAACAGAGCGCTCGCGAAGGCGAGATTCTGTGGCCAGCGGACAAGGTTCAAGTAGTCGGGGAAAGTTTACCGAGCACTGGAGCTCCTCCGTTTATGAGCGTGCAATATCTGCATCGCTACACACAGCGGGTGGAGGAGCGCGAAGGAACACGCCTCTTGAGGCAGCTACGGTTCTGGAGCGTTATGTGGATCCTCAGTCTTATGCTGGGGCTCCTTACTTTTGTCGCAACGAGGATGTGGACACCGACCGGATCATTGGGGAGTGTGCTTCAATTCTTGGCGGGACATCCAGCCTCAGTCCTTTTCTGGCTCTGCACCGCGTACAGCATGGGAGAACTTCGCCGAAGAGTCGCCTCGTATGGGCTGCTCCGTTGGCTACGACTATCCTATCTACGGCTTACTCGAAGCCCTGCTACGAGAGCCTGGTGGGAAGGAGGGCCTTCGCGTTCGGCGCGTCGTTCCGGTCGATCGGATCAAGACTGGTAGACATGCACTCGCGCAGGCGCTACATCTATGCCTTGGATTTCTCAGGGTTTGATGCATCCCTTGCACCGCGGTTGATTGATGATGCATTCGGTATTCTACGGACGCATCTCGATCTTGATCAGAAGCACGCTGTCTTTTGGAAGCGTATGATCAACGACTTCATACACACTCGCATAGTTCTTCCAGATGGATCGATGTGGCAAGTGCACCGAGGAGTTCCTTCGGGCTCAGCTTTTACATCGCTGGTTGACAGTGTTTGCAACATAATCATTCTTAACTACGTGTGGATTCGACTTACGGGTCGACCGCTACGTGCGAAGGATGTCTGCGTCCTGGGTGACGACAGTGTTGTAGCACATGACTGGTACCTAGAAATTGGTGCCATAGAGTCTGCTGCTGCCGAATTGGGTATAATCGTCAGCGCCGAAAAGAG